GCCCCGAGAAATCAACATTCTCGGGGCTTTTTCTTAATTTTAACTAGAAATTAACTAGAAAAGTTAGTTAATAGACGGCATCAAGGTGATGATTGCTTGGCCGTTAGACGGGTAGACCACCACGCCTGTGTCGGTGGTCTGCCACAATTCGACGGAGTACTGGCCTGCTGGCAAGCCAGCCAAATTGGCTGAGGATGCGATCAGCGATCCGTCCTCGTTTACCAGCGTGTCCAGGGTAGCTACCTGCTTTAAATTCGCATCCCCGACCTTAACCACTACCTGGCTGGTGTCAGTAAAGATTTGCGTGATGCCGTCTTGAGCCGCAGCCAAAATGAAACCATGGGAAGTGTCACCGCATTTTAAAGTGTCGTATTCGATTGATAAGGTATTCATTCTATTCTCCTATCAAAAAAGCGGACCACGAAGGATCCGCTTAGCCCCACTGAAGTGAGGAATTATTATAAAGACCCAGACTATCTGACAGTGTCCTCCGGATCACCCCCACAGAAGTGGGGAAGTTATATTTTTATATTAACCCGGAAGCGCTTGATCGTCAAGCGTTTTTAACCGGGATTTCCAACCATCTTTCAAATTTGTCGTCCCAGACATATCCGTCCTGACTGGCGTCTTCTTCGCTGGCGTAGGCGTCGGCTGGCTTAGACCAGTCGGCCAGGAATTGGCTTTCAGTCAGCAGAGTCCGCTCACGAAAATCGCGTTGCTCCGTATGAAGGTAATCTTCAGCTTCTTCCTTGTCGTTAAACTTGACGGCAAAAGCGTCACTGCCATCGTCTGCGGTGTTAACTACGTAGTAGGTGGTTTCTTCTAATTTTGTCATTTTTATTTTCCTCCATCTTTTCTCTTAGCCAACCACTGTTGGACCTCTCTGAGGTCATCTTCGTTGGCCATCTTCAGTATAAAACGTTTCGTCTGAGACTTTGCGGTCGCTTTCCGCTTTACGTCTCTATGCTTGGCGTCCCACTTGTCGCGTGCTCTGGCTTGCGCTGGCGATACCATTTAAGCCTCCTGGTACTGATCATACCATTCGTCAACGCCATACTCGTCGATGATGTCAAGCATTGCCTGCTTGATTTCATCGTCTGAGAGCTTCCCGAAGTCCTTTTCGGTGAAGTTCTCGATGTCGCTGATTGAGACGCCGAAACGGAACTTTGGCTGCTCATCGTCAGTGTAAAACGGAGATTCCTCCGTTACTTCGTCGTCCTCGACACACCAGTAGTACTGGGGAAGATCAGTGTAGATCTCCCCAAATTCCACTCCGTTACATGGATCAAGACGCCCTGCCTTGATGCCTTCAATGATTTGCTTCAAAAATTCTTCTTTAGTCATTTTGTTTCCTCCTGGGCCTTTGGCCCTAAACTTCTTACAACTATTATTATACTACGTTTAAACGTATATGCAAGTCTTTTTTAAATTTATTGCATAGCCTTTTCTGCCAGTTCACGCACAACTTCTTGTGCTTCCTCACGGCCGCTTTGTACGACCAACTGGTTGCCGTTCTTCAGGTCGATGAAGCACTTAACTGCCAGAAGGCGGAAAGCTTCGGCGTTGCTGATCCGTTCGCCGTTAAGATCTGCAGAGCGAAGGTTGCCGCTCTTGTAGTAGTCGAGTTCAAGAGCGCCAGACTTTTCCAGGCTGAAGTACAGGCGGTCCATGTTGCCCTTAGTCCAACGGTTGAAGCCCTTCTTTTCTAAGGCTTCAATGTTGATAGTGATCTTAGCTTGTGCCCAAGCCATCTTTAATGCTTGAGCAAAGTATTCACGCACCTTGCCGCCAAATTCCTTTTGGCCTTCTCTAGCGATTTCCCAAGCCTTGCTCATGATTTCTTTCTTAGTAGTCATTTCTGTTTCCTCCGTTTGTCTTGTTCTTGCTTACAACTATAGTATACTACGTTTAAACGTAGATGCAAGCTTTTTTTAAGATTTTTTCGAAAAAAGGCACAAAAAAATAGTCCCAAGATACCTTTCAGCATCTTAGGACTAGTCTTTACCTATTTAGTAATCGTCACAAACTCGTCTGGGATCCAGAGATCCTTCCCGATTAAGTAGCACTTCTTGCCCTTGATCGTCATGACCTTGGCTGTCTTCCAGCTTGACCCTTGAGGGACATAGCTGTCAGTGTAGTGCCCATCTTTTGAGAGCAAGCGCACCTTCCAGCTGGCCTTGCCAGCGCCCAGGTTCTTGACCTTAACCACGTGGTTTGAATCGGCAGAGGTGTCTTCCTTCTTTGGTGCGACCTTCTTTTGCTCTGTAGTCCGGTGCTCTGTAGTCCGGACATCGTCCTGGTTAAGGTCGACCAAAGCCACGTTTCCGTCTACATTCAATCCGTGCCAGTTGCTGGTGAACTGCCAAATGGCTACCCCGTCCATGGATGGGAAGTAGCCAAAGTCAGCGGTGGAGACTGCCGCCATGGTCGGGTAGGAAGCTACCCAGAGGCAGGTGCCATACTTCTTGACCACCTGGCTGGTGTCGATGGCAGTCCGCATAAGGGATGCACCAGAGTAGAGCCCAGGACGCCACCCTGCGGCCTTAACTGCATCCATAAAGGCCAAAATTGCCGCCGTGTTAGACGCTTTTGACCCAGTCACGATGTTCCCAGATCCAGACTCCCAGTCAAGCCAGAGCATCCGTTTCTGGCTAATGCCTTCCTTTTTTGCCTGCTCGATAAAGTAGGCTGCTTCCTTTTTGGCCTGGCTGACTGAAGAGCCAAAGCGTGCAAAGTGGTAGGCGTGAGTGTAGAGGCGGTTAGCTCTAGAGCTCTTAACTTGCGCATCTGCCTTAGGGTTTACGTAGTCGGTACCCTCAGTCAGCTTTACGATTGCAAAACTAGCGCCTGCCTTGTGGTAGACCGCCAAATCTGTAGGCTGGTAAACTGCAACGTCAACGCCATATGTTCTAGTCATTGTTCTTCACCTCCACTGGTGCGTCATCCATAGCCAAGTTGCTTGCTGAATCGCTAGAAACCGTGTTTTGGCTATCTGCGGGCTTCTCTTCAGTCTTGGTAGTTTCCCCGTGATCGAAGTCAGCGGCCTTCCAAGCGGCTTGAATTGCCCCGTAAACGGTCGATTTAGTGATACCAGTAATCCCTTTACGTTGGAGTTGTTCGGTGATGATTTCTGCGGCATATTCCCGCTTTTGGTCGCTCGCAAGGTCGCTGTGTTCGGCCTCATTTACCGCCCAAACAGCCAACTTGCCTACTACGTCAAAGACCTTGCCAGCCGCTGTCTTAGTATCGATCTTGGCCTTCAAGTGGACATATACGCTGGCCACCACGGCCAGGGCAGTTGTTCCAATTGCAACAATCAGATTAAACCAGTCAGTTAAAGTCATTTTCTGTCTTCTTTCTTTTTATCATCAAAAAGAGCACCCGTCATAGGTGCTCCAGTACTATATTTGCGCATTTCAGCAATTTCTTTTTGCAGTTTTACAATTTCTCGCTCCTTCGCCGCTACCAGTCTGCGATAGTGGTCGAGCTCTTCAGACAGCCTTGTATTTTCTGCATTAAGGCGATCAAACTCGTCACGCTTCTTTTCCTGGGCATTTTTCTCCACGCTAAGGCGGTATGAAGCCCAGTATATCAAGAGCGTCGGTAGGAGTGGCACAAGTTTCATTAAAAAGTCTCTCCAATTGATTCTGACCACCCCTATCCATCTTGGCACGTAGGGCTGGTCTTCGCCATGTAAAGCGTGATCAGTATCATGATCAGCTCAGAGAGGCCGCTGGTATACATATGCGGCGTTCTAAGAGGAGCAAAAAAGCCGTGTAAAAGCTCAGTCACCGCCAGAAGGGTGAAGTAGGCGCTAGCAGTAGAGATGAGTTTCCGATTAAGGCTGATACTCTTTTTAGAGCTGATTGCCCAGTAGATCATGCCCAAGCCTGTCACTACCCCGATCAAGCCGACCACGATATTGTTTTCTACCGTCGTTATCCATGCTGGCCAAGGTGGCCAGAAGAAGTAGTGATGGTGTGTAAACAGTATCATCCCTGTCGCCAGCAAGTCAAGCCCCACAATCGCATGCAACGGGCTACTTAGTAGGTTGGCTACTGCCTTCTTCGGTCTTGCCATCACTGTCCTCCTTTGCCTTAGACTGGAGGTCCAGGATGTGTGCCTTGAGTTGGGCGTTTTCGATGGTCAGAGCTTTAATCTGTTCAGTCAAAACACTAATATAGTTTTCTGATGAAATTTGCATAACTAACCTCCTATGCTGCAACCTTGGTATCGTCTACCAGCCGTGTCTTAGCCAGAGACTTGAGTTCCCCAGCGGACATGTCGGCGAAGGTCTTGCCTTCTGGCAAATCGGCACTAGTAATCGTCTTACGATAGTTGATGTAGTCACCGCTCCCATCACTAGCAGTACCAACCAGGGACACCACTGCGTTGACAGCTTCGCCGCTTTGATTGAATGCCCGGTTGATGCTTGAGACTCTGATGGCCATAGCACCTGCCGCATAGTCGGCAAGCTTCTTCCGACCCAAAGCTTCAATTTCAGAATTCAGCACATCGTCAAAGGTCTTGCCTTCCGGCAGGTCTTTAGCAGCCACACTAACACTACTGCTAAGGTAGTCGCCGTTTCCGCTAGTCGAGTTACCAGAGAAGGCAATAATAATTTGACTGGTTTGTTCGTTTTCACCGTAAGTTTGGTTGATGGTGTTTACGATAATTTTCATAATCATTTCTCCTTTGATTATAATCTGGTTTCTAATGACTTTACTTTAATTTCTAATTCGTCTATTTTTTTAATAAATTCTTGCAGAATTACATGGTGGTAACCAACAAGGTTAGCGTCAATACGTGCCGTCCGCTCTTTGTTGATCAACATGTCGTCCATGTGGTACTGCGGGTCTGGGTTGACGTCGTCGATGATGCCTGACACATAGTGTTGACCACTTTCATCACTAGTATAGCGGTAGTCGTACATCTCTGTACCTTCTACTGCCGCCAACGCTCTATCATAAGATACTGGCGTGATGTCGGTCTTTACTGACAACCTGGATGATACCGTGTTTGCTTCTTGAGAAACGAGCTTCTGAGCGTGAATAGTAGTCTTGTTAGCGCTACTGTATGATTGCCCTAAGTTCTGGACAGCATTGCCATTCTGGATATAAAGGTCACGAGACGCTGTGTAAATTGTGTTTTTTCCCAAGCCGACACCACCATAGACTTGTAAGCCAACAGAGCCATTATCATCAAAGTTTGTACCTGCATGGTTAGATATTAACACAAACTTATCATCAGCTGGTCTGATATGATGACCTACGATGCGTAAATCGCCTAACCAGGCATCATTCGATGCAATATGGTCGGAGTCGATCGTTGTTGTTGCATTAGTACCAGCTTGGCCCCTTGTTAACTTGATGTAGGGATTGCTGCCATAAACGGATGCTTCTATCGTTCGCTCGCCTAAACTGCTTGCCGCTAGTAGATTCCAACCAGATGCGTACATTTTGCTATCAAACTGGTTAATAGCCATTACTTCCAGTCCAGATTCATCAACCTTTGTTTCACACGTATTAAAATCGTTATCTTCCACAGTTATGTTATTTCCTGTAGCAATAAATTTTGACCCTGTAATAGTCATCCCGTTAAGCGTACCGGCTCTGATTTTATCAGCACTAAGAGTAAACCCGTCAGCAATTCGCGTATTCCCGTCCAGTTCGATGTTCTTACCACTAATCTTCACACTGTCTGGACTAAGGTTGATAGCGGAAACAAGGTTTTGACTATTGGGAAGCATTACCCAGTCTGACCATCTACCACCGTCCCAAACACGTTGGTATTGTGTAGGGTCATTATCTTTCCATACAGTTACAGTAATCCGGCTGCGATCCTGTGTCCCTCTAGACGTTACATACATATATGGAGTCAGTTTTTGACCATTAGGATAGCTAGGTCCGTTATAAACGTGATCGGCAGTTGTTTCACCGATCAAGAACCAGTTACCATAACTTGATTTAGTATCATCAAAGTTCCATGTATTGGATGGTGATACGTCAACAGTCTCGAATTTACGTAAGTCGTTAACAACAGCACTTAACGAACCTGTCGTAATAGAGTTTGCGTCTAAGTTAATAACGCTAATTTGTGAGGCGTCTAGCACACCAGATTTAATTTTGTTTGCTTCGATGCTGTCGATCATCGCTGACTTGATAGTTGCGTTTTCAATCTTAGTGTCAGCGTTGATGTGTAAAGCTTTGCCATCAATCCTTACAGTACCATCAGAGTATGTGCCGATAGCTGCTGCTATTTGTCCGTTAACAACTTGGGCTATAGATGAGTGGTCTGGGTCCATCGAAAGGATAGCTTCTAAAGTTTTTGAGCCTTTTGAGCCTTTAACGTAAGCGTTAATGCTATCAGCATCCTGCTCAATGTCGCTAAGCTTTTGCCCTAAACTAACAGTTGAGGTGATCGGTATGTTTTGAGCATTCTTAACTGTGATTTTGTTTATATCCAGCTCCCCACCTTGAATCTTGGTGGCTGTGATATTCCCCGCAACTAAATCCTGCGTGAAAGCCGTGCTAACCCAAGCAGAACCGTTCCAGGTTTTAGCGCTGACCATATTGCCAGATGAGTCGTTGGTTGCCCAAACCGTACCTTTGACAGGATTTGGTGGAGGTGTCGTGCCGATAAAGAAGCCGGTGTCACCAGTATCACCCTTGGGCCCTTGAGGCCCAATAGCACCAGTGTCACCTTTGATCCTAGTCCATGCATAGCTTGCGGGGTTTGTACTATCGGCTTGAGTGTAGTCAGTATATTGACCAATGTAGAGCTTGCCAACAGAGTTGCTTACGTCAAACCCGATCGTCCCATCACTAGAATTTGCATAAGCAACGTGGAAGTAAGGTGTCCGACCGTCTATACCTTTAGCACCTGGAACCCCTTGATCACCACGCTCACCTTTGATGAGCGTCCAAGTGTACTTAGTAGGGTCGGTACTGTCAGTAGGATTTGAATCTACATAAATACCAATGTAAGTCTTGTCAGTACTATTACTTACATCAAAACCATTTTTACCGTCTGCTGAGTTTGAGTAAGCAATGTGAGTATAGCTTGATACCCCTTGCGGTCCTTGGATACCTTGATCACCCTTTGGACCTTGCAGACCTTGTAAACCTTGTGGACCTTGTGGTCCAGTGTCCCCCTTATCAATAAGTCCTGATGATACGCATGTTATTGCTTTATCATTAGGTATTGCAGTGACTTTTGCAATTACAAAGCAGTAACCTGATTTTGATGAGTTTGTACACCGTAGTTGAACAGTATCTCCAACTTTTAACTCAGAAGTGCTTTCGTTAACAAACCACGTACCTTCATAACCAGAGGTAGAATATGTATCTATCTCGGATTGACTATATGTGTAATTAGTCGTAAATGTTTTAAAAGATGAACCTTGCGGACCATCCTTACCGTCCAAGCCACTGATGCAAACGGGAGTACTGTATTGCTGGTTAGACGGGTTGCCAACGTTTGCAGTTACATATCTGCTCCAAACATATTTACCCGGTGTCTTGGTCGGAACTTCATCTGACCAATCGCCACCAGTCAACTCAGTATAGCTGTCAGAAAGGTAATATTGTTCTTTGTAGAAGTTCAGAGCATTACCAGTTTGGATTTTGTTGTCTTCAATCTCTTTGTTTATCTCGGCAACTTCAGCTTTGATGCTGGCGTCCAATTCTGCTATTGCCTTGTCCTTCTCCGTCATGGCTTCTTCTACCTTGGCGTGGATTTCCTTGCCAGTAGTATCGCTTACAGTCTCTTCCCAAGAGCTACCATTCCAAACATAAGCAGCATTTTCTGAAAAGTAGAGATCACCTACTTTAAGGTTAGCCGTTGGTACTGTACTTGGGTCTGATCCTCTGTAGATACTGTTTTTGCCATCGGCAGTTCTTTGGGCGTTATTGGCCAGATTATAAGCGTTATCTGCTGCACTCTTGGCGCTACCTGCTGCTGCTTGGGCATTTTTGGCAAGCAGTGAACCGTTGGTAAAGACGACTGACGCCGATTTACTTTCTGCCATTTTCTGCTCCTTTCTATTACTCTGGGATTGTTCCCCGCGTCATTGTAATTGGCGCGCGGGTGATTACTGGGATTTCAAACATCGCGTGAGTGTGGGCTACGCTTTCACCGTCCTGTGCATCGTGGCAGTTAAAGCTTGCTAGAAGATTTCCGTTCGGTTGCATCCAGATCGTTTCTGGTTCAACTATATCGTATTTCAAAGGCAAGGATTGCGAAAAGTCATAATTGAGTTCGAATTCTTTGCCCTGGTGCACCACGTTCGCGCAGTATAGCATCCGGTAGTCGTGCATATCATAGTCTCCAGAATGCCAGTAAACATAAGGGAAATCCAGGCAGGCAGATTGGAAGGTTTGAGTGTTCAAATTAAAGCCGTACTGCGTCAAATCAATCCGATAAAGGACATCATGATCGCCTGCCAGCGCTTGGGAAGGATTCAAGACTTCAAAACTCCCGTCGCCTCTAACCACTCCAATCAAGTCGTGCTTTGCGTCATAGCTGACACGGACCGGATCATCGGTCGAGAAGCCGCATCCCACGGTGAAGTCGCTGTTGTTGGACGTGACGGCCGCCTTAATGTCGCTACCGCCGTGGTATTTAAACTTCGAGATTCTGAACCGCTCATCGGCACTATTAAAGTTTTTGGTTATACCGTAAATCCAAATACTGCCGTTCTCTTCTTTTACCCCGAAGCTAGATCCGTGGCCACCACTCGCCACCATCATGTCATCGATTAACTTGCCGTCACTGGTCCAGTGTTGGTAAAGCGTATCGTCTCCATGCCCGTCCAGGCCAGCGCCTGGGTAAGCGGTGCTTGATAAATATGATCCGTCGGATAATCTGACCACATACTGCTCAGTAGCCTCTTTGCCGCGAGCGGTTGGCGACAGCCTCCCCAGTGATCTGGCATTTGTTTGATCGGCTTGGACTTCTGGAGTAGTCGAAAAGTACTGATTCTCAATCGTCGCCCGATACTCGCCTAGTTTCAAGTTGGTTACATTTTGTAAGTAACCAAAAGTTGGCGATCCATATTGCCCCGACTCTGACAATTGCCGAAAAATGAATCCTTTTGTGTCCAAAAAGGAAGATATATTGGTTCCACCTTCGTATGCTTGGATAATGACACGCTTGGCGCTGTTTGACTTGTCGAAATCCACCCCGTCCGGTGTCAAGACGACCGGATCGATGGATGAGCTATCCTGCATAGCTTTCTGCACCGCGCTGGCAATCTGACTGGTAAAGTTTGACAGCCAAGACGGCGTGATCCGCGTCACTGTCTGGAACTCACCAAATTGAATCGTGTTCTGCGACGGATCGGCATAGCTTTCAGTTGTAGCCATAACCCGCTCTTTAGTCGCCATCTCTGGAGTGAAATCAACATTTACTGTCCGAACGACGCTCCCCAGCCGGGGATGCATCGTGTGCGGAACCGTCACCGTGTAAGCATATTGGGGATGATTAGTATCCGCTAAAATTGTCTTGGCTATTGCCTTTAAGCCTTGTGGGTCAGTTGTTGAATTACTTGTGTATGCACCTTCCAGGTAGGCGGTTTGCCAATTTGGATTGTACTGCCGATTAGCAGCATCATCGACTATGTAAGTCTTGCCACCATTGGCAGAGGCCATTGTCTCGCCGTTTGGCCCGAAGACATAGAGCTTAGTGATGATATTACCCGTGATGTCACGGGTGCATCCCGTCACGTTTTCGCCCACAAAAACCGTGCCGGAGTAGATTTCAGAGTTTAGCTTGTTACCTACTTCAAAAATCTTGTCCGTGATTGTCCCGTTACTGGTCGCTTTGACATAGAAGTCGCATTCCAGGTCATAATCCTGAAGCAGTGTTTGAAGCATGGAGCTGGCCCGGCTAGTGCCGTCGAATTCAATTTTGGACATAGTCAGCGTAGTGGTCAGTTTGGACATGTCCAGGCTCCAGGTCAGCTTTTGAGCAAGCCACTGGAATGCGTTTTTTGCCGTGCAGTTAGTGTAGGTCTTAGCCGGAACGATGGTGTGGGACAATTCCCATAGGCCCAGGTCGATTAATTCGGCCGATGTTGCAGCCAGGCCGGAAGCAAGCAGGGTCTCGCTTGTGTGCCAAATACGGAAGATATACCACCGATTTAAAATCTCGTCGTGTTTGGCGATATAGTTGCCTTCCACCACCTTGGCGCTATCTGGCTGCCGTTGCGGAACCACGATGGTTCCGTAGTGATTATATTCCTTAGATTTGCGGTTCTTACTTCGGGATTGCGTGGTGTCTTCTGCGTCCGGGTTTTCGCCATATGAGCTGTTAGTCTGATCTGCTGAAGCATACTGGTGGGTGATAGTGTCGGCGGTGAAGACAGTCGCACCGTCTAAAGATAACGTCCCAATCCGCTTCAATTCGCTGTTTAAGATATAGTACTGCTTAGTAGCCATGTTACTTCAACCTCGGATTATATGAGATTACGGTTTTTGATTTACTGAGGTCAGCGTCGGACACGAAAACAAGTCTGTTATTTCCTGGTCGCAGCTTAGGATAGTTGGTTGCCCAAGCCTCTTCTACCACCGTCCCATTGACGGTGGTCTGCATTTTCTCGCCGTCAAAGTCCAAGACGCTGCCCGAAGGTACTGCGACCGGAATCGGTTTATTTGCAAGGTCATAGTTCGGGTTGCGCCGCCAAGCCTTCAGCATAGTCAAAGACGGATTAACATTTCTATAGATATTTGGTGGATTGGTCGTGTCTTCTTCGATAGAGTGCTTAAACATTCCGACGGCAATCGCCCCCAAGCTAGCACTGTAATTGCCGCCCTGGTCAATAAACTTCGTGTTTTTAAAATGAACCTTTCCCTTTTCGTAGTCACCGACACGGTTGCCACCCTTATCCAGCTGGTAAATCCAAAAGCTCCAAGTATTGCCAACCTTGTGGACTTCCCATTCGATCCAGGCATTGGATAACTCCGAAAAATTATTGTCATTCATCTCTGTCTTGTAGTAGTAGACAGTTTTATCTTCCTTGGTCGTGACCGTCTTCTTCTTGCCCTTGACCTTCTTGATGGTTGTTACGCTCTTCTTAACCCTTTTGGATCCTGCATAAACAGGTACTTTAAAATTTTTGCCATTTTTGATGTTGAATGACTTTTCTGGCCCGTAGATATTGACGAAATCACCACTAATCCAGTCAGTACCAGGCTTGCCAATTTGTGTATAAAGAACCGGAACAGCGCCGCTGTCTTGGTCCTTGATACCTGCTCGGAAAAACGCGTTCCCATTTGGATCCAGGAAAAGGAGCTCAACGTCACCCATTGCCCGACCATTGTGTGGACCCGTATATTTTTGGTGTTTAAGCCGGAAAACAACTTTAAAGTCTTCCAGTGCGCCACCGTCAAATCCCTTTGTGATCATGATAGGGCCATACCAAGGAGTGCCGACTGTGCCCTTAGCTTCCTGTTCATCGGTCCCATAATTTCTAACGGTGTACTTGCTAGTAGTGCCCTTCTTGTCTTTGGACGGGTTATAGCCAGTCTTCTCCTTGGTTCCGACCCCAATAGACATGCCCGAAGCATTGATCGCATTAGCCCCACCCATAACTGGGGCAAGTCTCTGCCCCCATTTAATCGAGCTGGCAGTAGTCGGATTTAGATTCCAGTTAGTAAAGGATCCGCTTGTAGCATCGCCAAGGTCAGATAAAGCTTCCTGCCACTCAGCTACAATTTTGTTTTGCAGTTCTGTGCTATCCTCACCAATCGCAAAGATGCCGGAGCCATTGACCACCACGCCCACGTGCTTGGCGTCCTTACTTGATTCGATCTGAATGTCAACCGGAGTCGGGGCGTTGCCCTTCATGTCGATGTTGATTTCCTTGCTGTTGGCAACCCCGTCAAGCGTGATCGTTTCGCGGTTTAAAAATGTGTAGGGCTTAGAGCACTCAAAGGTCAAGTCAACGGTCGCGAACCACGAGTTATTAAGCAAGGTAGGCTGCCCGATTGAACTGAAGTGGCCAAGCCAGTATCTATCCGGCCAAAAACCAAATTCAAGTTCATATTCACGGGCTGGATTATCTTCGTCGTAAAGGATAAGATATTCCGCCATTTTGTCCGTTATTTCCTGCATCCGCTCCCGGCTGCCGTCTGTGTCCAGGTAGACCTTAAAGGTAAATGACTTACTGGTGTAGTTGATCCCCTCGAAGTAATTTCCATAAGCGCCGGGGATGCTTTCACTAACCACATTCATTGTAGGAGCAATCGGCATCGCAAACTTGGTGCACTTCACGCCATAATTGGCGCTGGAAACGCCGTTATAGATGAAATACGGATTTAATTCTGCCATTTCTGCCTCCTATCTAACGAAAAATCCGCGCATATCGCTGATTTTCTGCTGTTCGTTGTAACCTTTGTAGATGTCACTTTGCAAGACATAAGATCTCATTGGCTTCTTAAGTTCTTCCAGTTGTGTTGCGTTGTAGTCGATCAAAGAATCCAATTTACGCTCAACCAACTTCAATGCGTTATCGTTTATGATCGAGCCACTGCCACCGCCTGCCTGACTAGCATAAGCTGCAGCTCGCCCGATCATCTCGTACGTGCGGGCAGGGCCTGCGACACTTGGATTTGGAACCACAAATTCCGTCTTGTTGCCCTCGCCGATCAGAGCCATTTGCTCCCGATCGATAACGCCGCCGTTTGCATAGCCACTTGCGGCAACACGCGCAAAAGCGGCGTCAGATGTCCCATATCGATGTTTGATATAGTTGATCGCCGCAAGCAAATTGTCGTAGCCGTTGTAGATATTGCCATGACCTGCAAGCTTATAAGCGTTGAAAGTTGGCTCAATGGTTTGCATCAAACCTTTGGACGGAATACCAGCTTTTGCGTTGCTGTCCCAAAGGTTAATCGCCCTTGGGTTACCACCGGATTCACGCTGGATGGTGGCCAGGATCTTGCTTACTCTATAGCCCGTCGGTTCGATGCCGTTGGCCTCAAGGGCCTTAACGACATATGACTTCCAGCGCATAACTCCAGCACCGCTAGGGTTGGAATCGTCGTTGCCGTCCTTGTATCCTTGGATCAGTTTCTTAAGCTTGTCAGAAATCATACTGGTCATCTTGCCAATCATCGACCCCGCCAGATTCTTAAAACTGTCGGGCAAAAGAGACATAAGCGAATCAGTGGCGCTCTTGATCAGCTTGGTAGTGTTCTGCAAGGGGTGCTTGAGCCACTCAATAGCGTTTTTAAGCTTATCCGTTACGCCGCCAAAGAACGACTTAACGCCGCTCCAGATATCACCGCCGACATTACCCTTGGCATAGTGCACGCCAACCGAGTCAAAGATTTCCTTGGTCTGCTTTGAGTTGTAGACCTTATCGCCTGGGTTGATGATGGTCCGGGCATTGCGCTCCTGATACATCTGCAAGGTGCCGTCCTTGCGCTGGATCAGCTCCCGCGGGTCGGGACTGCCATCGTCGTTAACGATAGCCATAACTGACCCGTCACTGCCCAATTGGCCACCCGTGGCAAAGTGCACGTGACTGAGCTTGTCAATGCCGCCCTTGCCGCCAAAGAAGGTCCAAACTTTATTAATCGCCGTGATCATTCCGTTGATGAGGTCGATTACGCCATTGACACCGTCAGCAACATATTGCTTAATGCCCGTCCAAATGTCACGGACAATGGATTTCATGCCGTTCCAGGCGTCGCTGAAGATTTTCTTGATGTCTTTCCAAACACCATTCCAGTTGCCTTTAAGAACGTCTGTTCCAAGTTTAAGAATGTCGGTGATAATCTTAAGCTCATACTTGATAATGTCTCTAATGACGTTCCAGGCAGTTTTAAGAATGGTGCCGATTGACTTCCAGGTCACCTGCCAAAGTGTCTTTATAAAGCCCATAGCTCCCTTTATAAGGGCTTTAATCGTAATCATGGCTAATCGTACCAGACCAATGATAACAAGCAGCAGAGGCGACATAACGACGAATAAAATCTTAAGCGCGCCGACAACTACTGCGGAGATATCCTTCCAAAGTGCTTTAAGGAATTTCAGCAGTTGGTTCCATGCCTTTTTAAATTCCTTGACGATTGGGGCTATAGCCTTTGAAATTTCTTTAAAAGCCTTAGAAACGGCCTTAGCAACCGAGTTGAAGGCAGATCCGGCCTTCTTGCCAATGGCATTGATAAAGTCTCTGAACGGCTTGATATTTTTATAAGCCACAACAAATGCCGCACCAATAGCCACGACTGCGAGAGCAACCGCACCTAAAGGCGTTGAAGCAATAGTCAAGATCAAGCCAACGATTTTTCCAAGTGGGCTAAGCAACGCGGAAACAATGGAGACAACGCCCTTGACGGCTTTCATTGCAACCAAGGCGGTTGTAATAGCCGCAAGGCCCTTGCCGATTGCCCGGAGAGTGTCCTTATTTTCGGCCACCTTGTCTAAGGCCAGGCCTAGGTCATCCAGTGCATCATTACCATCACCTGTTTTATCGGCGAATTTGCTGATCCACTTGTATGAATCTTTGAAGAATTGGATAAAGCCCTGGCCAATATCACCGCCAATTTCTTCGAGGTCATCCTTGATATAGCCTAGTTTCTTCCCCAGCGTGGAAATTTCTTCCTTGTGCTTGACAATCCATTTACCGATCGACGCCAGAGCATTATAGGCACTGTCACCAGCTGCCGAAATTGCTCCGGTAAAGCCGCTGGTTCCCAGGCTATCCATCAATTTTAAAACACCGTCTTGGACAGATTCTTGGGCACCTTGCCAGGCTACGGAGAACTTGCTCGTGTCCGTGGCGGCCTTCTTAGCAATCTGCGTGTTCCCTAGTTTCTCAATTGCATTGATCATGTCTTGGGCCGAAATTTTGCCCTTAGACATTGCATCACGGAAACTGCCAGTATATGCCCCGGCGTCCTTCAGCGCCTTCTGGATCTTGCCAGAGGCACCAGGAATCCCATTAATAAATTGGTTCCAGTCCCCAGTGTACATCTTGCCTGCCCCGACTATTTGAGTTAAGGCCAGGGATGCAGATTGCATATCTTGTGCGCTACCACCCGCGACAGCGACCAGGTTACCCAGCGCCTTAGTTACTGGAACATAGTTTTTAACCCCGTTGGCGGCCAAGGTAGCCGCCGTGTTGGACATTTCGCCCACGTTGTAGATGGTTTCCTTGGAGTATTCTTTGAGCTCTTCCTCGCCCTTTTTGATTTCGGACGTGTCAAAGCCGGCAAACTTCATGGTTGACTGATAGGATTTTAGGGCATCGAAGGACTCGGTTGCCTGGCCTACCATTTCTTTAAAAAAGTCAGTTACCCGTTCGGTTGCATGCTCTAGCGCACTACCGATGAATGACCCCTCGATATACTCTCCGAGTGATCCGAATGACTTTTTTACTTCGCCGATATTCTTCTGGGCTGAGTCGGCCATCTCATCGCCAGCACCCTTGCCCATGTCCTTGGCAGTCCGATCGACGTCTTGGCCCATACCTTCCGCCGACTTTTTGACGTCGTTGGAATTGGATCTGAAGTTGGTCTGCATCTCGGACCCGGCATGCTTGCCCATGGTGCTGGTAGTAGCTGAGACACTCTCAGCCGCAGAGGATGCAGCTTTTTCCACCGATTTTGTGTTGAATACAAAGCTCCTTTGCATTTGGTCGCCAGCCTGTTTACCAGCGCTATTTACACTCTTAGAGACTTGGCCACCCACCTCGTTGGCGGTAGTTTTCAGCTCGTTGGCTTTTCTATTGAAGTTAGCCACCGCTTGATTGCCAGTGCCCGACCCAATCTTTTTTAAGATCTCTTCGACCTGGCTAACATCGGATTTAAATTCCGATTCGTTAGCTGGGAAGTTTAAGTCAATCGTTACGACTCCATCAGCCATTTTTTACCCCCTTTCTAACGGTAGTGTAGAAAACATAGAATAATCGTAACCACGACGATCCTTACAGCCGCAAGGATTCGTGATGTGTTTTCTACACCGATGTAGAAAATGTAGAACGTTTGTAACTACCATCAGCCTTACTCCCCCAAGGGATTTAGTCGATTTTCTACATTTCTACACCTTTCCGCAACATTATATAAATATATCCCCTACTTGTTACCCATATGTTCCCAGTTTTATGCTATATCTCTTATATATTATATAT